ATGAAAGAAAAAAAATTCGTTAGTGAGCTTTTCCTTGAAAATGGGCAGTTTATTTTAGTCGGTTTGACAGGTCGAACTGGTTCTGGTTGCACAACAACAGCTAATATTCTTGAAAACGAAAAAACAGTCTTCCCTGATGTAAGTAAATTACAGGGTTTTTACAAGGGATTGGATGTCCATCGTTATAATATAGTTAAAAAATTCGCAGAAAATCACTGGGAAAATTTTTACTCAATTAAGGTGAGTGACCTAATCTCAGCGTATCTTTTGATGTTAACAGTTGAAGAAGCTTCTGAGTTTATTCTATCATCTAATAAATCTATCAGTAAAGAGCATTTAGATAATGTATTAACTTTTGGTGTATTTTCAGATAATCTCATTTTAACAAGATTTAAAAATGTAATTGAGAATTTGCTTGATCATAATAGTGAATTGAAGCTTAATGAAAAAACGATTAATAAATTTATATCAATTTTGAGGTTAGTTAGAAAATTTACTAAGGAATTCAAAGCTGAACTAAATGCGATAAACTCAAATTTATATGTTTCAGTCTATCAGTTAGCAGGTAAGTCAATTAGACGCCGTGGGCGTATTGAAGTCGATTTTGAAGATAAAGAGTTTATACCTAAATCTGTTTTTCATTTGCCGGAAACTATTAATAGGGTTATTAAATTAATAAGAAAAAGCAAAAGAAATAACGCATTAATTGTCATAGATGCTATTAGAAATCCATATGAAGCAAAATTTTTTAAGGATAGATATTCTGCATTTCATTTAATGTCAATAAATGCCCCAGATGAACATCGAACAAACTATTTGCGGAAACTACATAAGTTTTCTGAAAAGCAGATAGAGGAAATAGATTCTGTAGAGTCAGGTAAAGGTGATAACTCTTACAAACATCTCACTAATCCAAATGTAACTAAATGCATTGAACTATCAGATATACACATTTTTAACCCAAAAAATGAATTTGATAATGACAATATTTTAAAAGCACAATTAGCGTGGTACATCGCACTGATGAAGCATCCTGGTCTGATAACACCTACTGCAATGGAAAGGGTTATGCAAGTTGCGTATACGGTAAAATTAAACTCTGGTTGTATATCTAGACAGGTGGGAGCTGTAGTAACTGATGGTGAAAATTCAATAAAATCAGTGGGTTGGAATGATGTCGCCAACGGTCAGATTCCTTGCTCTATGAGATCGCTAGATGGCCTAATGAACGACTTTGATGAAAAAGTGTACAGTCATTATGAGAGAAATAATAGTTCTTTCAGAATTAAAGCTAATGAGAAACTATTAAATTTTAGGGCGATAGATAAAACTGGTGATATTTATAGAGGCAGGAACTTATCTTATTGTTTTAAAGATATACATAATGATCTTGATAAAGATAAAAAAGGTAATCAAGTTCATACACGTGCATTACATGCTGAGGAAAACGCATTTTTACAACTTGCAAAATATGGTGGCATTGGCGTTCAGGGGGGGAGGTTATATACAACTGCCAGTCCCTGTGAGCTGTGTGCGAAAAAAGCTTATCAGTTAGGTATATCTGAAATTGTATTTATTGATCCCTACCCAGGTATAGCTCAAGACCATATTATTAATATAGGTAACAAGCCACCAAAGTTAATACAATTCAGAGGCGCAATTGGGAAGTCATATCACCGACTTTATGAGCAAGTTATCCCGATAAAAGATGAGTTAGAATATCTTCTTGAGTAGAAATATTATACTCATCTTTCCTGAGGGCAACTTCAAGATGATCAATAAATATTGATCATCTTGATAGTTAATTGCAGAGTCAAACTAGTAGTCAGACTGAAGCTTTGATAAAAAATGTTTTTGTTTTTTTTCATTTTCTAATGACTGGTTTTTATTGGTTTATTTTTAATGTTGCATTGCAATGCTTTTCTACTTTTTTAAATATGGCATCTTTTATGTTTTTATACAACAAAGATGAGGGCTTACAGGTTTTTTGTGATATGAAATTATCTTATTCTATAAATAAAATCTAATCTCAGTCTGAAGAGTTAAATAAGAATGGATAACCTGCTGAATATTATATTTGTAAATAATTTGAGTTTATTTTCATAAGTTACTCTATCTTAAGTTGCATAAAGGGTTTTTAGTAACTGCATCTTCAAGATGATCCGGCGAAAAGTGGGCGTAAATCATCGTCATTTTTATATCGGCATGGCCCAGAATATCGCGTAGGACCAGTATGTTTCCGCCATTCATCATAAAATGACTGGCGAATGTATGACGTAGCACGTGAGTGCATTGGCCCTCTGGCAGCTCGATGCCAGCTCGCTTTACTGCCCGTTCAAAGGCTTTTCTGCACGGGGTGAATAGCTTCCCTCTGTTCTTGGGGAGTTCGTCATACAGATCTTGAGATATCGGCACGGTGCGGTTTTTCTTGCCCTTCGTCTTGGTATAAGTGATGCGGTATTTAGATAACTGATGGCCCTGCAGGTTTTCGGCTTCACTCCAGCGTGCGCCGGTGGCCAGGCATATTTTTGCAATCAAAAGCAGACTGGGGTTTTGAGAATCAGCGCAGGCATCTAGCAGACGTTTAATTTCTTCCGAGGTCAGGAACGCCAGTTCCCCCTCAGCGATTTTAAATGTTGGCAGCCCGGCGAGAGGATTTGGTGCTGACCAGTGGCCTAGTTTTTTCAATGTGCCGAAAACCGATGATAGGTTACGTTGCTCAAGATTCACCGTGCGTGGTTTTACTGGCGACATTAGTGTGCCGTCTTCGTTACGAACGTCGCCTTTTAACCGTGCTTCGCGGTATTTTGTAAAGTCACCGGCTGTCAGTTCTGAGGCGATGGGGTCGCCTAGACCATTACAGATAATTCTAAGTTTCGCCATGAGGCGCTTGGGGTCTGCGAGTGTCTGGCCATACAGGGAATACCAAAGCTCAATTAATTCTGATAGGCGTCGCCGATCATCCTTTTCACCTAGCCACGGTTTTTTATTCACTTCTTCCATTGTGAAGCTTTCAAAAGCAATGGCTTCTCCTTTCGTAGCAAATTGCTTACGCACGCGCTTGCCATTGCGTCCATTGGGATAGCACTCACACAACCATTTGCCGTTTGGCTGTTTTCTGACAGTCATGTTTAGATACTCTTTATTACTTTGACTGCACGCCCAATAACTTCCACATCATCAGCAGAGCACTCGAAAGACGCTTCATCTTGATTTACTACAATCTTATTGCCGGGAATCCGCATAATTTTTGCAATAATAATCATTCCATCAATATTGATAAGCCAGAATCCATTGCTGACTTGTTTAACTGATTTATCGATGAGATAACAATCAGTAGGGGTTTCTAAGAACATCGATTCTTCATAATTTGCAGGTAATATGCTGTGGTCTAGGAAAATCTCTTCATCAATACTGAGTTGTCCATTCTCCAAGGTTCCTTTAGGAATAGATGGAGTTATGAGTTTAGATAACGGTTTAATTGCTTGTTTGTTCTCATTATGAGATCTTTTTTCAGTCTCAGATCCTGCTTTCATGCTTCCCTGTCCTGTAGCTAACCAAAGCAACGAAACACCGGTTTCTAGTGCGCACTGAATTATCCAGTCAGCAGGAAAGCTGTCACGTAACACTCTGTTTGCCATAGTGCTTTTTGAGACATTCAGGTGCTCACTTAATGCCTGCTTAGTTGTGAATCCATAAGCCGCAAGCAGCCTCTCAATAGCTGCTTTACCTCCCGTATCGGAACCCATTCTGATGTTTAACATTGGTAATCTCCATTTGACAATCTTGAATCAAGATCGTAATGTTTTCTTGTCTCTTGATGTGAGAGTTTAAGAGACGGGCTAAAACGAACTAACACGCACACAAAGTAAGAGATACTGCACTATGAGTACTGATATTTCAATTCGTGTACCAAAAGAGATGGCAACACCTGCAGAGTTCGCAGAGTGGGAGGGCATTTCCCGCGGCTCTGTTTACCAAAAAATTCACCATGGTCAACTTGCTAAGTACATGGTCAAGAAAGAAAAAAACAAAGGCCGCGTAAGTCTGCGTTATCTGATGTACAAAACTGATCAGGTCCGTGAATCCCTCGGACATTCCAACTTCCGCGTCATTGTTGGTAAGTAAGTTCAATTATGGGAACTTTCTAAGGGGGCAGCATGTTTGATTACAAGATTTCCAAACATCCGTATTTTGATGAAGCCTGTAGAGCTTTTGCACTACGTCACAATATGGCGAAGCTGGCAGAACGTGCAGGAATGAATGTTCAGACACTGCGAAACAAACTCAACCCAGATCAACCGCATCAGCTCAATGCGCCAGAAATCTGGCTGCTTACCGATCTGACAGAAGACTCAACGCTGATAGATGGTTTTCTGGCACAGATTCATTGTCTGCCATGTGTACCGATTAATGAGGTGGCAAAAGAGAAACTGCCACATTACGTCATGAGTGCAACCGCAGAGATCGGGCGTGTTGCTGCAGGTGCGGTATCTGGCGATGTAAAAACCAGTGCAGGTCGTCGTGATGCTATCAGCAGCATTAACTCTGTAACACGACTGATGGCGCTGGCTGCTGTTTCATTGCAGGCCCGTTTACAGGCTAATCCTGCGATGGCGAGTGCAGTTGATACCGTGACTGGCCTCGGTGCTTCATTCGGTTTGCTGTGAGGTGCTTATGCTGACGAAAGAACCATCATTTGCATCGCTGCTGGTAAAACAAAGCCCGGCAATGCACTACGGTCACGGCTGGATCATGGGTGAGGATGGTAAACGCTGGCATCCGTGCCGTTCACAAGATGAATTGCTGTCTGAATTGACCACGGGGATACGAAGAAAGTCAAAATGTATGCAGCGGAAAGTGAAGTGGTTTATCAGTTTCGTTACAGAGGGGAGAGTTATTCAGTATCTGAAGATGATTTGCTCTGTTGTTATCCGTCGTTGTCGGGCGATGGCAGTTACTTTTTCACGCTAAAGGATGGGACGTTTTTACGGGGAGAGCAGGTTAAAGAGATGATACGAAAAAATATATCTCCTCTTGAGCGTTACCGTAAGAACAAAGAGCGATAGTTGCGTTTTGGGAATATGAATTATGGCAATTAATGGCGCTGCGGCGACTGTTCCATTAGGCCCCGGTGAACGCCTGAATGGACTTAATCACATTGCGGAGTTAAGGGCGAAAGTTTTTGGTCTGAATATTGAGTCAGAGCTTGAACGGTTTATTAAAGATATGCGTGATCCACGCGATATTAATAGCGAACAAAATAAACGGGCACTGGCTGCCATATTCTTTATGGCAAAAATTCCAGCTGAACGTCATAGCATCAGCATTAATGAGCTGACCACTGACGAAAAGCGGGAGTTGATTAAAGCAATGAATCATTTTCGTGCAGTGGTGAGCTTATTCCCCAGACGGCTAACCATGCCGAATTAACCAACTAATGAAATTAATGGCGTAAACCCGCCGGGCATCCCTTTATCTAAATTCAGGAGAATTGATTATGCGTAATATTGAAACCCTCTCGACCAAAACCGGACCGGCTGACGCAGGGCTTAATATTTTACTGACAGAGGCTCGTCTGGAAGAACGCCGGGCAAGGGCTGAAGCAATGGCAGCTCGCCTTGATAGCCTGGCGTGTCATATCTCATCCCGCCAGCTAAACCACGTGGAAGCGGCAGAACTGCTTCGTGTGACTGCTGAAGCAATCCAGAACGAAGCGCAGGAGATCCACTAATGGCTGATGCAATGGATCTCGTACAGCAGCGCGTTGAAGAAGAACGCCAACGCCATATCCGTGCTGCCCGTGCCAAAACGCCGGGCGTGTCCCGCGTGCTTTGCATTGAGTGTGAAGCGCCAATTCCGCCAGCACGCCGCCGTGCCATTCCGGGTGTGCAGCTTTGCATTACCTGTCAGGAAATCGCAGAGCTGAAAGGCAAACATTACAACGGAGGTGCTGTATGAGCACCATCCTGAAATGGGCGGGAAATAAAACTGCCATAATGTCCGAACTGAAAAAACATCTTCCTGCTGGCCCGCGACTGGTTGAACCTTTCGCGGGTTCCTGTGCTGTGATGATGGAGACGGATTATCCCAGCTATCTGGTTGCGGATATTAATCCTGATTTAATCAACCTCTATAAAAAGGTTGCCGCTGATTGTGAATCGTTTATATCTCGCGCCAGAGTTTTATTTGAGAACGCAAACAGGGAGATGGATTATTACAACATAAGGCAGGAGTTTAATTACTCAACTGAAATTACTGATTTTATGAAAGCGATATATTTCCTGTATCTCAATCGTCACGGTTACCGTGGTTTATGTCGCTATAACAAGAGCGGGCATTTCAACATTCCCTACGGTAATTATAAAAATCCGTATTTTCCTGAAAAAGAAATTCGTGCATTTGCAGTAAAAGCCCAGCGGGCAACGTTTATCTGCGCCAGCTTCGATGAAACGCTGGCGATGTTGCACGCGGGGGATGTGGTGTATTGCGATCCGCCTTATGACGGTACGTTTTCCGGCTATCACACTGATGGTTTCACTGAAGATGACCAGTATCACCTGGCATCTGTTCTTGAACATCGGTCATCAGAAGGATATCCGGTCATTATTTCTAACAGTGACACATCCCTGATCCGTTCGCTGTATCGCAATTTTACTCACCACTACATCAAGGCAAAACGCAGCATCGGCGTGGCAGCTGGTGAGAGTAAATCTGCAACAGAAATCATTGCTGTTGCCGGGCCGCGCTGCTGGATAGGATTTGATCCTTCGCGTGGCGTGGATTGTTCCGCCGTGTACGGAGTGCGTGCATGAGCCATGCTGATATGAACAACTGCAGCGGCTTTAACGAGGTCGCCGCAGCATTCTCATGGAACAGCCCAAAAAAGGCCATTAACCCTTATCTGGACCCGGCGGAAGTTGCGCCGGTTTCTGCACTTTCAAACCTGATCACTCTGTACGCTGCCGATAACGAGCAGGAACAACTGCGCCGCGAGGCACTGAGTGATCAGGTCTGGGAGCGTTATTTCTTTAATGAATCCCGTGATCCTGTCCAGCGCGAAATGGAGCAGGATAAGCTCATTAGCCGGGCAAAGCTGGCGCATGAGCAGCAGCGTTTTAATCCGGACATGGTCATTCTGGCTGACGTCAACGCCCAGCCTTCCCATATCAGCAAGCCGCTGATGCAACGTATTGAATATTTCAGCAGCCTGGGCAGGCCAAAGGCTTATTCCCGCTATTTGCGTGAGACGATTAAGCCATGTCTGGAACGACTGGAGCATGTCCGCGACTGTCAGCTATCCACTTCTTTTCGCTTTATGGCAAGCCATGAAGGGCTGGATGGCCTGCTTATCCTGCCTGAAATGAGTCAGGATCAGGTGAAGCGCCTGTCCACCCTTGTCGCTGCGCATATGAGCATGTGCCTTGATGCCGCTTGTGGTGATTTGTATGCCACCGATGACGTTAAGCCAGAAGAAATCCGCAAAACATGGGAAAAGGTGGCAGCGGAAACCCTGCGTCTGGATGTTATTCCGCCTGCGTTTGAGCAACTCCGTCGGAAAAGAAACCGCCGTAAACCCGTGCCCTATGAACTCATTCCGGGTTCGCTGGCGCGTATGTTGTGTGCCGACTGGTGGTATCGGAAATTATGGAAGATGCGTTGCGAATGGCGGGAAGAGCAGTTGCGTGCTGTCTGCCTGGTCAGCAAAAAAGCATCCCCCTATGTCAGCTATGAAGCCGTGATGCATAAACGTGAGCAGCGCCGTAAGTCGCTGGAGTTTTTCCGTTCTCATGAACTGGTGAACGAAGACGGCGACACGCTGGATATGGAAGATGTGGTAAACGCCAGCAGCAGCAACCCGGCGCATCGCCGCAATGAGATGATGGCCTGTGTTAAAGGTCTGGAGCTTATCGCGGAAATGCGCGGTGACTGCGCCGTTTTCTACACT